TTCACTTCTTGCATTATATTTCTCCTTATTGTATATTAATAATATATCACATTTGACTGCCATTGTCAATGTTATTTCTTCTCAAATCCTACTTTATCTTCCTTGCCTTCTTTTTCAATAGGTCTTAATCGTTTGCTTAATACAAAAGTTCTATTAGGATTGACAGCAACATTCATTTGTCGCATTAAATCTCTATTTACTAATAAGTCTGAACCTGATCTAGGTCTACTATCTAATCCTACTTCTATATCTGGATATGTAAATCCATTAAATGTAAGTGCCATTTTTACGGTAGGTCTTGTTTCAGATGGTTCGTTAGTTGCATTTGATCTAAAGACTTTACTTGTACCGTGTTTAGGTTTGGTATAAACTTTACCATCATATTTCCATTTTACAATTTTGCCTTTTGATTCTATAATTTCATCTGCGTGTAAAGCACAGGCAGCCGAACCGTTACCTGTATCAAACTTAACTCTTACTTTACCTATCTCATCTACTTCCATTGTTTCTAACCAACCACATTCTATTAATGATTGTCTATCCCAATGAGTTCTATCTTGTACCCAATCTATTACATAAGACATCATAGTTTCACCATCTATTCTGCCTGATGGTTCTGGATCTGAATAATAATCTTTATATTGATAACCTTCATAATCGGCACCTGAACCTGGACTTCCGTTTACTTCTAATACATAAGGTTTATTTTTATAAACTATGTGATCTACGCCACACATATATGCTCTGGATAATCTAGCAGTTTTTAAAACTAATTCTATTTCTTCATCACTTAATTTGTATGGTTCTGCCTCAGCACCTCTATGTGTATTTGATCTAAAGTCATAACTACTATGAGTTCTTTTTGTACTTGCAAATATTTTATTATCTACTACAAAAGTTCTTACATCAAAATCAGTTTTCATATATTCTTGTATTAACATTTCTGCTTCTAGTTTCCACATTGCCTGAACGGTTGCAACAAGACCTTCATAGTCGTTTACTTTTATTACACCGACACCTTGTGTACCTGTTAATGTTTTTAATATGACAGGAAACTTACCACCGATTTTATCTAATGCAGTTTTTAAATTTTTCTCGTTTGAAACATAAGCAGTTCTAGGTGTAGGTACACCAAACTTTTCAAATAATAATGCTGAAGTTAATTTGTTATCACAAGTAAGCATTGCCGCTCTTGTGTTTAACATAAATGCTTGTGAGTTTTGAAAGGCAGATATTAAAGATAGACCACCTTCATCTTGCAACGCACCACCTCTACATATACAAACGGTATCTTTACCTATGAAAGTATGTTTAGCACCATCACCATCATAGTTATACACCGTCAATGTATTTTTGTCTTCGTCTTTATCTGTTATGATTGAGGTTTTTGTATTTACTATAATACACTTTATGCCTTTTTTCTTACACGCTTTTGATATAAGATCAGCAGTTGTATTTTCTTTAGGGTCGTCTGAATCTGCTATTGTAATAATAGCAACCGTAATAGGTTTTTCTTTACGCTCTAAATCTTGTTCTACAAAAAATTCTTTAAACTTTGGTATTTGCATTTTCGCTATCTTCGTTTGTGACCTTTTTTCCTATATTATATTTAGCAGATAAATTCCATTCTTTTTTCTCTTTGAATGGTAAAACTTTTATCTGACTTAAAGGTGCTTTATTATTCGCATCCTCTTTTTTAACTATATCAATTAGGTTCCAGTCTTGTAATAAAATAGCGATTGTGTTTCTTCTTTGTATATCATTTTCAACTAAAGTCGCCTTCTTGCCATCTAAAGCAAAAAGTTCTTTAAAATGTACGATATAGTATTTACCTTGTTTGTGTAATATATGGCACGATTGAAATAATGTCTTATCTTTTCTACTTGCCACACCAATTCTTGTAAGGGTTTCTCTAACTTTTAGGAAATCGTCAGGTTGTTTTATGGTGACCTCTAACATACTCTCTGGCGACCATTGTAATTCTTCACTCATTTTCTTCTCCCACCTTTATATAAGGTTTCTTTAATATGTTCAATTTGTTTTTTTGTGAGTATGTTCAAAGCCTCTCTTGCTTTTTCATTACTATAACCAAAATACTCTTTAATATACTCTATGTCTTTCAATTTGGTCTGTTTTAACCATCTGCCACCAAACCGTTTTTTCTTTCTAACACTATTTATTAAAAACTGAAATTGGACTTGATTGTCTAGGAAGTGATAACCGTTCATTTCATTTGCTTGAGGAAGAGTATCCCAAAACATAGATAAACAACGATTAATTATATACGCTGGATATTTCTTTATCCAGGTTTCGTCTGATTTCATCAAGTCTTCTTTAGACTCATTGATTGCTTTTAAGTAATCTTTTAATTCGTATGCCATTATTTTCTCAAATGTTTTCGGTGACCTTTATGAGAACCCATATAGTAATCACCTGGTTCGTAATCCCAGACTTTACCGTGATGTCCTCTAATATCAGCCCAAAACATTCGTGCTCTAACTATAAGTCTTCGCCACAAAGTTCTTCTTGCCATCTTTTACTCCACTATAATGTTATTTAAATTTGCAAGTTGCCATTATTTCTGTCAAACAAGCGACCATATTTATCTCTTGGTCGGCGACAAAAGCGGATTTATATTGGTATCCTGCTAATAAAAGTATTGCTTGTGGTACTGATTGAGGTTGTAGATAGTCTTTAGATGATTCGTAAATCATTCTGAACAAGTCTGTTGGTTGTAAACTCAAATTGTTTACGACCCATTTTCTAGTTTCGTTAAAGTCTTTTTTCTTCAAAGACGCAAATAAACTCTTAATATCTGCCTCTTTTTGATTAAAGAATATACCACTATCAATCTTACCATTTACTGAATATCTTTGTAATTCATTGATAGTTTTTCTGAAATCTGGAAAGTGCTTCTCAATTAGAGTTGCTAAGACTTTCTTATCATATGGTACTTTGTTCTCGTCAAGTATCATACCTAGTCGTTTCATCAATGATTGTGCTGATTTTAGTCTTTGACCATTGACTATCTTAAAGTCAATTTGAGTTAATCTACTTCGTAATGGTTCAATAAACTTGTAAGGATAATTACAAGTCATTATAAATCTACAATTTTCAAAAAATGTTTCAATGAAATTACGCAAAGCAGGTTGTACTGACTCAGCATTCATATAGTCTGCCTCGTCAATTATGACTACTTTGTGTTTAGATTCGGTATTGAAAGATACGGTTGACGCAAAATTTTTAATCTTGTTTCTTAATGTATCAATCTGTCTACCTTCATCTGAACCATTGATTATGATATAATCAGCATTTAGTTGTTCACATAAAGCACGAGCAACGGTAGTTTTACCTGTACCTGCCGTACCTGATAACAACATATTAGGTATTTCTTTTTTCTTTAGAAACTCTAAAAATGTCTTTTTAGTTTGTTCTGGAAGAATACAATCCTGTATTGTTTTAGGTCGGTATTGTTCAACCCATAAAAAATCTGCCATTTAGAACCTCCTTAAAATTCAGAGTCAGGTTCTAATGCGATCCAATACTTAACAGGTTTGTTCCTGTTTACAAAATGACTAATCTTTTGTTGAGATATTGCAACATCATAGTCATCACCAATAATTTTTAAGTTTTCTGCTTTGAAATAAGCATTAAACTTCTTATCAGTTTCACCTATGATTTCAGAATAATCATTTGAAGATTTGTTTTTCTTATCTGTAGCAACTAATTTAATATTTTTGCCATCACCTACAACTGCTACATCTGGTAAATTTAGTGTAGTAATTGCTCTTTGTAATCTAGCAAAATCATCTTTCTTTAATGTAAAAGAAACATACTGATCTGGCATATTGATTGCTTTTGTTGGTGCAACAATAACTGATTTGTCAGCAAAGAAATATTTAATTGATTGTTTATTATTTGCGGATGCTATAGTTACATTTGATCCACCATTAAATTTTAAAGCAGGTTTTTCAAATAACTCAACTGCTCTTAAAAATTCTGGCAAGTCATATATAGCAAACTCACTATCAAACTTCTCCGTCACCTCTGCTTCTGCCAAGATGTTTTTCATTGTGGAGATTGTTTGAATTGTATTTCCAGGTTTAACTAGAATATTCTGGTTAATATCTGAAAAATTTTTTAACACCGATAAAGTGTCTGTTGTTATGTTCATAATATATTCACTCCTTCATAATTTATATAGTGTCAGTATATACTAAAAAGGCGAGGAAGTCAATGCTGCCTCGCCTCTCTATTTTGACTATTTAATAGTTATAGTCTTTAGTTTTTTAGCGTCTGGAATAATCTTCTCCATTGACACTTTCAATAGACCGTCTTTTAACTCAGCGCCTTTGACTTCAACATCATCAGCGATAGTAAATGATCTTTTAAAGTATCTTTTTGAGATACCTTTATGAATCATCTCCTCGTTTTTACCAGAGTCAGCACCAACAGAATCATTGACAACAGACTTAACTTTTGACTCGATAGTCAATAAGCCGTTCTCTACTGATACATCAATATCTTTTTTATTGAAACCTGCAAGAGCGAGTTCAATATCAAATTTATTGTCACCAGTTTTTACTAGATTATATGGTGGATAATTTACCGTAGGTATATCAAACATTGACTCAAAATGGTCAAACATATCATCAAATCCTACTGATAGTGGTCTTAATTGATTAAAAATAGAAAGTGCTTTATTAGTCATTATAACCTCCTTGTTTAAGCAAAGTTTCTAATATAAAGACAACCCTATAAGGCGTTGTCATTATTATTTATATAATCATTATTATATAAATGTCAAGCCACTTTTTTGTTCACGCAGTAAGTGGCAAACCTGCGTTTTGCGACACCGACATAATTTTGTCGGATCTTTTGCGTGAGGACTTACGAA